TAGCTTGGTTTAAAGCTTTGCTTCTATATCCACTAGATATAAAAATAGGAACATTAAAATGCTCTCTAATAGGCTCGAATATTTTTTCAGCCAATAATTTAAAGTTTTCAATATGCTCAGGAGTAGGTATGTTGCTAACTCCATTTCTTTTTGCAGTTTCTGATCTTGTAACTTCCGCTAGATCTAAATGTTTTGATAATTTCATAATTTTATTTTTTTATAGTTTTTTTTATTTCTTGTGTTCTCATTAAAACTTCTTTTAGGGTTGTCCAAATAGAAAATCCAAATATAGATTTAATATTTTCATCTATACTTTTTGCTTCAACAAAACATAAAGAGAGTGTTATAAATTTAGTTAATAAATAATTGTTTTGATAATGTACTTTTGTAAACTCATTTATTAAGTTATAGTCTATTATAAAAAATGTTATTACTGTTAATTGGTAAAGTAAAAATTTACTTATAATAACACTTGCTTTTCTTGAAGTAACAGATTCCCATCCTTCATTTTTAATAGCCTTTGTAATTCCTAATACAGTGTCTAAAATAATCATAGCTCCGACAGCTAATAATAATCCTACTATAGGAGAAAAAAAAGTTATTATGGACATTATAAAAGCATTAAAATATTTTCCCATTATTTTTTATATTTAAATTATATAATTTTATTAATTAATAATTAAAAAGGAGGCTCAATTGGTTTCGGTTGGTATTCTATCTGCTCTAAGTCTTTTACCCACATAAAGTCAGGGTTTACGCAATCATGCATCTCCTCAATAGATATAACCCAATTATCATTAATGTCTTGTATTGGGTTAAAAAAACTGTCTGTTTCATACCACTGTCCTACTAATTGTTCTTTTTGTGTTTCTGTTAAAAGCCCTACTAATATCATGTTATTTATTTTTAAACTATTTGCCTATTTAAAGTGGTTTGGAAGGTTTGCAAAGCTGTATACATATTAGCAGCTTCTGTGTCGGTTAATCCATCACCTAATGATGCAAATGCACATTCTTTTGAGGAAACTAAAACGGGTGTTCCATCATTTCTGGCTGCTAAGTAAATTGAACTATTTGGGGTGTTAGTTGAATTATTGGTCAAAGTTTGTATTTTAACTCCTTTGTGAAAATAATTAATTGTAGTGTTGTTTAATCTTTGACCTAATAAAAACCCATTTGTTGGTATTATAGCACCATAAGGTATATTAACAAAACTACCATTAATTCCTTGAGTGCTACTATTAGCGTAAGTATATAATAACCATTGAGAGTTGCCATCAAAAGCCCCAATTTCAACTTGAAGTCCTGATGTACCCAAATTTGTTCTAGAATAATATGATAAATGTGCGGAATTTAATTGACCACTATTTCGTGGATTATAATATGTATTAGCAAAAGCATTTACTCCATTTGGCAAAGCACCATTAGCTGAATGTGTCCATCCTCCATTAAATTGCAATCTAAACGCTGCATCTAAATCTCGTGGGTCTTTTAAATTGAACTTGTGAGTAGATGCCGTACCTCCTACCATAGGATATATAGCTTTCATTTTAGACCATATATTATCAGTTTTCATTTGAACTACTAAAGTATTAATAGCTCCTGAAATAGTAGCATTTGTTATACTAGCAGCCGTTAAAAAAGCTTGAGCATCTGGATCAATAGAAAAAGGTTTTGGCATTAAAGATATTATAGTTCGATAGCTCATATTATGCTTGTGTAGTTACTCCAATTATATCAAATGTATCATCTGTTGAGTTGTAAACAATACCTAAATAAGTAGTTTTATTTGCAACCGTTGTAATTGGCAAAGTTACTCCTATAGCTCTATATTTTGTATCGTATGCTATTGACCTTGGAGTTCCATTGTCTTTTATTCTTATTACTAAGTCTTTACCTTGTACCCATGTTCCTGTAGGATTTGCTAGTGTTAATCCTGCAGCCTGAGCTGTTATAACTACTAAGTCATTTCCGAATACAGGCGTTACTGTTGCAGAACTTACAAAAAACTGAACACTAGGAGTAGATACAAATCTAGCCCACACCGCAGCTCCTGTACTTGCATCAGAACATACATAAGTAGTATTATCATCTAGTGTCCATAAAGACCCTATTCCATATCCTTTTGTAACATCATCATTTACTGTTGGAGCAGTTATGAAATTATATAGTGATTGTCTAATTCCAGTACCATTACCATCCATTACATAAAGTCTCCCAGCTTCCCACTTTAATTCATAGCCAACCGCACAAATTTGAGCTATACCTTTTGCACCTCCAAGTGATGCATCTATAGTTCCCTCTCTTAATCGTGAGCTATTCGCAAAATATAATCCTTGAGTAGCGTCAAAAACTATATCATTAGCTCCAGATGTATTGCCTACTACTAAAACACTTGATAAGTTTTGACTACCTCCACCACCTGCAGTAACCCAATCTCCCCGTTGATTTAAAACTAAACCTGCATTACCTCCACTAGAAATACCTAAACAATTTTTAATTATACAACAAAAGTTAGCACAACTGCTGTATAATAAATTGTATAGTTTGGTACCTGCTTTGTACCCAAACATTGTTAAAATATCTGCTCTACTTAATCTGCTCATTTATTTAACTTTTTTAATATGTTTTATTTAATATAAATATATCACTATAAATATTATTACCTGCATTATTGGAACCCCATTGTACAGTTACATCTAATGTATTGTTTATTGTAGTGTTAAATGTAGTATTATTGACCACGTTAAATGCAAAGCCTTGAGTTGATGCATTAGAAGTTTTAATATAATGAAATGAGCCAAGTGAAACTATAGATGCTACAGTTGCACCGCCTATTTGTCTAATGGTAAAATCAATATTTAAACTCCAAATATCATTTATAATTGAGTTTGTCAAAGCCTGTACACCACTATCTAATAGTATAGTTCCATTTGTTTTTACTCTTATTCTTATAGTTTGGTTATTAGCAGCATTCATAACCCCTCCAAATACTGCTCTAAAACTATCGCCAACTTGAAATCCATTTGCAGGTACACTTAAAGTACCCACACCTCCGTTAATTAAAGAACTTTCTACTGTTGTTCCTGAAATTATTGTACTATTACCAGTTTGAGCAAATAATCCTGGCATACCTACAGGTCCTGGGACACCTTGTATCCCTTGAATACCTTGAGGTCCTTGAGGACCAACAAATGAATATGTGTTCCAATAAACCCCTAAAGAAGAAGGAGGAATTAATGCATCATTGTTAGCTATACAAATATAATAATTGCCAAGATAGTTTACAATATCTCCTATTAAATATTGATTTGGACTTATTCTTGTTGGGTCCCATTCAAATCCTGAAAGTCCTTGAGGACCTTGCACACCCTGTATTCCCTGTAAACCCTGTATTCCTTGAATACCCTGAATCCCTTGAACACCTTGTAAACCTTGAGGTCCTTGCAAATCTCCTACATCATCCCAAGTATTAGTTATTGTATGCCATACATATAAAGAACCATCAGATTCTATAATCCAAGCTTCTCCAGGGTTTCCTGGACTTCCTCCAGGTCCTGCTAAAAATGAAGCAAGATCAGGATAAGAACCTAATACTGTTAATGCTGCACCTACTGGACCTTGAATCCCTTGAATACCTTGGATACCTTGTGGTCCCTGCGGACCCTGGGGTCCTTGAGGTCCTGTTGAAGCACTCCATTCTCCTTGTTGATTTAAATACAATGTTGGACTTCCTAAAGAACTAATTCCAAGACAGTCTTTTACCATGCAACAAAAATTAGCACAACTACTATATAGTAAGTTATATAACTTTCTTCCTGCTTTATACCCAAAAAGGTCTATAATTTTTTGCTTAGTCATTATTTATTTATTATTAGCATTGTCCAACCCATTGAATAGGAATAGCTTGTATATGAACAGGTTGAACACTTATAGATTGAACACTAGAATTTATAGTACTTCCTGTAAATGACCCTGTAGCACTTCCTGTAAATGTATGAGAATGTAATCCTGAATATCCAATTGTTCCATATTGGGACCCCCCACAATCAGTTCCAGGATCTACTCCTGAACCATTTGCACAACAAGGGTCTTCACCAGAATTTTCAAACCAATCAGGACAATTTGTTAAAGGTCCTTCATTAAAAGCATGTCTAATCCTATGAGTATGTTTTCCTGACTCATTAGTAGTACCTGTTACAGTAAAATTAGCATTGGTAGTAAAAGATACTGGAGGAATATTGGTATCATCTAATAGAACTGTATTACTACCGCTTGGGGTTGTAATTGCACTAGGACCATACTTTATAAATCGGTTTAAAGCATTTATAGTGCCATTATTTCCATTTGCAATTGCCCATCCCGCCATTGGCGTATTAGGTAGCCCTAAACCTGATGGAGAAAAATCTGTAAGTAATCCAAAATAAGGAAGAATAGTTTTTGGTGGAACTAATCCACTTACGTTAAAAGTCTTTGAACTAGGGGTTTCAGTTAAAGTAACTCTAGTGGGGTCACAAGCAGTTACAGTAACAGGCTTTGTTAAATTTAAATTATCTACTTGAATTTGTAAAGCAGTTAATTGAGTATTTAATGTTTGCAACTGAGTACAATAAGCAGACTCAGTGTCTAAAATACTTTGTAGTACTGTTAATAAAGAAGTTTTAGTTAAATTAATACAAGGACTATTTTCTACTAAACTTGACATATCTAATTGACTTTGGATTACTCCAATACAATTATCAAACTTAGCAATTACAGATGTAAGTAATTCTCCATTAGTAATGGTATTCCCATTACAAATAACTAAATCTGGTCCTGAATATTGAATTAATCCAGTATTGCTTTCTAAAGGGTTACAGTCTACACACATATTTTTTGTTTAATTAATTAAAAAGTACAGAAAGTAGTATTGTTAAAATTACTTAGAGCCAAATTAGTAACAGTAATTGTACTTGTTTTTATAGAGTTATCAAAAGCGTCATTTGGGTCTACTTTACAAGGGGTATTGGCTTCCAATACCACTATCTCTAAATCAACTGTTGAATCAATAGTTGGATTAGCCACTGTTTTAGTATGATAAGTTCCTCCAGGATTTTTATCTACATTTATATACCATAATCCTTGGGAACCATTATAAGTAGCCCAAACACTATTTGGAGTATTTGACCCCCAAGTTAAAGGCTCATTTGAACCAACTACAGTTATAGATTGGATTGTCTTTAATGCTTGCCATCTAATATTAGAACCTGTCTGACTAACAAGACAACTGTCTGAAAAAACTACAGGTGTTGCAAAGTATGTAGTTAAATCTTTGTAGCATCCTACATATCCAGTTCCAGTGCTTCCATTTAAAAATGTGTCACCTCCACCATTTTGGGCACCTTGCCATAAATAAATTTGATTTGTTGCTCCACCTGTATTACTACAACCTGTCGTATTGCTATATCTTCTAAAATTGTCTGCAAAAAAATACTCAGTATATAACGAGAAAGGAAAAGGTGTACTATCTGAACATTTTTGAACCTCTATATTAACTCCCCCTAGTCCAGAAGATTTAGCTTGTAAAACATTTGTAGGGTCTTTATCTACAACCATTGCCCATCCATTTAATGTTTGGCTATAAGTATTTCCTCCAAAATTAGAGGGATATGCATTTGAAAAAGTAGCGTTGTTTAAATATACAAAAGATACATTAGCAGTATTTGTTCCTACAACTTTTACAGAATGTATTTTAGAATAATATTCTGTTTTAGTTGCCCCTCCCCCAGGATTGTAAACTTCATTACATCCACAATGAAATTTAATAGGGATTACCCATTGAGTCGTAGAAAAACTTAACATATCTTCTGGACCAACCTCATAAGAAATATAAGGATCAGCACTTGGATAATAAGAAGTAATTTCTGCAGGACACCCACAACAAGTTTTATCAAATTCTGTAAGAGCTTCTAAACCCTTATTTATACATTTTTCTGCCATATTTTTTATTTTTTAGTCGCAATCATTCCAACAGATTCTTAAATTTATAGTTGAATTAGGGTTAATGTCCGCACAGGTTTTATCTACTGTTAAGTACCAAATTCCATCTCTAACTACGGTAGTATAAGTACAACCCGTAGATGATAGTACTGTTATAGAACTAACTTTTAATACTTTACCTGCACAAGTGAACACGTTTGGAATAACTGCTTCATACTTACTTAATGCAGGATTAGTTTCAGACCAACATAAATCATTTATATTTATACTATAATCGGCTTCATTAATATCATCACAATCAACACATGGTCCGCATTCTGCAATATCACAAGGGATTGTTAATGTACTATAAAACAAAGTTGGGTCTCCATTACAATCATCTATGTTTGAAGTTAATTGTAGTTCAATGTCACAAATTTCTGAAATTTCATTAGTTGAAAATTCTATTCTATATCCACCACCAAAAGTAGACACTGTTCCTATTTGAACTCCATTTTTTATTACAGATGCTACAACGCTACTAGTGTTTGTCCAACCTGGACAATTTATTGTATAGTTAGCTAGTATGGTGATACCCTCTGTTTTCTCATAACAATCTGCTATTGTTACAGTAAAAGCATTTTCTTCTGGACAATCTGCACAACACTCATTTATGTCATTTTTTCCAAAAGTTCCTGAATAATTTTTAGAAACTCCGCAAACTGTATACCCAAATATTACACTAATCATGCCTACTGGCCAAGAACTTTCAGATGAAAGAATATGCCACTTATTGTTTATTTTTACAAATTTTAGTATATTTGAGGTACCCAATGTATTATCAGTGACTACTGCTCCTTCAAAATCAATATTATTTACATTTACACAACCATTAGATGTAATAGTAACTTCTACTGCACCACCAACTATACCTTCATCTGAATAAGGAATATAGCAGTCTGCAAATGTAATATTTAAATCTAGTTCGCAATCTTCACAACACAATGGTATATCACAAGGAAAATCTTCAGTTAATTCTATAGTTTTTACTACTCCACATTCGTTATAGTCTACAGTATAATTTATTTCTAAATTTTCAGAAGGTGAAGGAGGTATTTGACCCATTCCAGAAATAGCATCTAGAGGAGCAGCAGGAGGAACAGTTCCTCTGATATTTATGTTAGTTATATCTCTGTTGTATAAGTAATTAAATGTAGTAGCATCATACACTAATACATTTCCAAAATCTTCGGCAACATATATCTTTCCATCTAATACTGCTATTCCTGGAGGACTCACAGCATTTATAGAGAATGATAAGGGTGAACTTGAAGCTACAAGAGCCTTTGTAATATAATTAAATTTTCTTATTATAAATACAGGATTACTAGTAAAATTGCCCTGTAACATGTAAACATGTGTACCATCAAATGCAATATCATTTACACAACTATCAACTCCATAAAGAGCAGTTATATCTGAAAATAAAGTATAAGTTAAAGTTGAGAAATCGTATTCTCTAATCTCATATTCTGTTGCAGGAAGAAATCCTCCAGGCTGCATTCCTTGAACCCAATCTACTAATACTAAATCATCGCTTACTGCTTCTAAAGAAACATAAAACCCATCTTCATAGTCTGCTCCAGAAGGTTCTGCTATCATTGTAAAGTTAGATAAAACTAACGCATTCCAATCAATATCATATCTGCCTACAAATGAATAATTCATAGGAAATGTTCCTGTAGGGTCTGGTGCTGTAAACCAATTTAGGAAGAAAATCTTATTTGCCGTTACTGCTATATCCCCATCTCCTGTGTTTAAAGGCACTGTAATGCTTCCCAATGTAGGGTGATTGTAAACTACACTAGGAGGAAATGTAAGTTTAAACGTAGCATCTCCTGTATTTACGTTATATTCATATATTTCTCTGGCAAATGACTTTCCAAAATATATCTTCCCATCATTTCCACAATTTAAAGCTTTAAAAGCATTTATATCTTTTACTTTTAAATTCCAATCATTATTTGTATCTTTTACTATAGAAATATCAGGACTAGATATGTAAATATTAGTTAAGTAATTATTGTAATTAGGAAGTCCTACACAAGAAAAATCAGGGGTTATTTTTAATAAATAATCATCATTACCTATGTAAACCCAACAAGGAGCATATTCTATAGATAAAGTGGGGTTTAAACATGATTCACAATAACTTATATCCTTTTGTATTTCAAAATTACAACCTTTTCCATCTACTATTTTTAAACTAACCTCAAAGTCTGAAACAATATTTCCATTAATCCAATCAAGAAATAATACAGGGTCTGTTACAGTTTTACCACTAGGCAAAGTAAATTTTGTAGGATCAAAAGTCCAATTATATGTAATAGTTCCAAAACTATTAAATATAACTGGAGTTATTTTAATTCCAGTAGGAGTTGCCTCTATGGTAAGAGCGTTAATAAATAATTTACATAAATTATTTACAGTGTCTTCACATATAGTATCGTATTTTGACACACAAATTATCTCTTTAGTATTACAATTTAAACTATTTATATAGTTTTGTATAATAACAGACTCTAATTCTTGAGAGTCAGGTCCAATATGGTCAATAAAATTAATTACCAGTTGTGGTAATGAGCACTTAATTACATCCACTGCAACAAGATTTAGAATTTAATTTATCTATTATAATAGGGTTATTTAAATATGCAACTATTCTTTCGTATAATTCACACATTTCTGCACAATTACAACCTCCGCAATTTCCAGAAGTAGTTAGGGCTAAATAATATAGATACATGTTTTTATTTAATGTATCATCTTCTAAGGCATCTTCTAATAATGAGGCTATTTTACATTTAATAGTACAATCAGCAAAAAAACACTGAGTTTCTTCTATAGTTGAGCCATCTACTAATGTATATATAAGTTTAATTCTATAAACCCCATCTATAAAGTTTACAAGATTAAAAGATGCTGGTCGTAAGTATAAATAATCTAACCCATAAAACCAATTTCCTTGGCTATTAAAGTTAAATAAAAATATCTCAATAGTTGTAGACATATTAAAACTAATAGGAACTATACCTGTAGGTAATCCTGTTATTCTAAGTTCATTGCCCACAAGTACAACACTTAACCCTACAGTACTTAATCCATTGTTTATCAACAAATCAGTTATTGCAGTTAAGTAATCTCCTACTGTAGCAGTAGCCATATCTATATTTAAGTTATCTATAGAAAATTCTTGGCCAGTTATTATATGTTTAAAAATAATTTCATCTAAAACATCACTTTTAGCAATATTCTGAGACAAATCTATTGACCAATAATTAAAATGAGTGTATTGCAATTCCTTTTTAATAGGGGTGTCTCCACAATTAATATTATACTCTAACTCTACTTTTGTAAACTCAGAAGGCATTAATAACAAATTTTCCTTTAATCTTTGAATTGTAGGAGAATCTAATTTAAGGTACTGGCAATTATAGTTTTCTACTGTTAACATTTTTATATTTTTTTTATATATCCAATAAATTCTATTGGAAAGTTATTTATATGTTTAATAATATTAAATAGTTTCTATCAGTCTTTTTAGTTTTAATTCATCTAAACACTGTAGACAATATTTATCTATTTCTTGATACTCAATACATTCCTCTATTTCTTCTTCAAGATATTTAGAAGATAGTATTTGTTTTTTACTGTAATCAACTGCAAATGCAAAGAAAGAAAATAATTTTTTATTTTCTAAATATATTTTTACATTTTCTATATCAGCAAGAGTATTGACAGGCACTGGTACAAAAAAAGACCCTACCCAAACTCCATTTGGTTGTGGAAGTGGGGGAAAATCCCACACAAAACTTTTATCAGTTTTAATAATTTTTTTTATTTTCTTTACAAGTATTTCAGCTTTAGTTCCTATTATTCTAATTAAAGTCTTTGTAATTGTATAATCTTCAGTCTCTTCTAAGCAATAAAAGTTCTTATCTAATTTTATTCTAATAAAATTGTTTTTTAAAAGTTGTTTAGTATAAATTAATTTTTGTAATTTATCTTTACAAGTCTTATACCCATAAGTTTCTGATCTACAAAAAGATTGCACTAACTTTGAAATTTCAGCATCTAATTTACACAATAAATCTTTATAAGTACTTAAAGTCATATATTTAGTTATTTACAACCACAATCAATATTTAATACTCCTAATTTATACTGAAGACATTCGTGTATTTCCGTGGCAGTTTCTTTTTTACATAGACTTGCAGAAGATTTTAATCCTTCTCTATATAACTTTAAAGTTTCAATATCTTTAGTTTCTTGTCTTAATTTACCTGTACAATCTTGTTCATTACAACATTTGTTTTGTAAAAATTCCAAGGTTTTCTTATCAATAGTACAATCTAATTGACAAGTATTATAATAACAAAAAGTTTCGCTACTAGTTACTATAGGACTACTATTATTTAGTTGTTGTGTTACCACTAACTCAATAGTATAATAACCTTCTAATATATCCTGTAAAAGTGCGTTTAAATCAGTTTGTTGGCCTAAATTTTTAGCATTTAAAGTAAGTTGTCCTTCAAAAGGAATTGATAGTTGTATAGTTTCAGTTTGACCTGGATTTAATACTTTAATATAAGTTGTTTTAACTGCACCTAATGTTAAATCATACTCTGAAGTATTATTAACATAAATATATTTGCAACTATGTTGACTAAATTCTAAATTTAAATTCATTTTATTGTGCTTTAAAGCTTTCGTATAAGTTTAATATTTCCTCTACAATTGGATCTCTATGGTTAGTTTTTAAAACAATTTTAGTATAATTTTTTAATTCTTTTTCTTGTAAAAAATCTAAAAATTTTATTCCTGAAGTAATTCCTCTACCTAAATCTATTTGGTTAATATCTCCACATAGCATCATCTTACTTCCTTTACCTAATCTTTCCAGAACCATTTTTACCTGACTTTCAGTAGTATTTTGTACTTCATCCACTATAATTACAGCTTCACAAAATGTACTACCTCTCATATAAGCAAAAGGTTTTATCTGTATAGACCCTTCTTTTATCATATTATCTATCTTGTCTTTCTTATATAAAGAATAGAAATTCTGATAGATGGCTTGTACATAAGGGTCAAGTTTTTCTTCCATACCCCCAGGTAAAAACCCTAATTTTTCTCCAGCTTCTACAGCAGGTCTTGTTATTATAATATGCTTTACTTGCTTTTTAAAAAACAAATCTAAAGCTACTTGGCAAGATACCAGTGTTTTTCCTGACCCCGCCTTTCCTGCAATATACGTTATACTATTTTGAAGTATAACTGATTTCGCTTGTTTTTGTTCCTCATTTAAAGTAATTTGGAATTTTATATTTTTTTCTCTTTCATTTGCAAATTCTGGCATAAATTATTTTTCGTAAGATTTATTGCAAATATGAGAATTAATTTTGAGTTTATAAATTAAAGTTTAATTATATTTTAAGGAATTATTGTACAGTTTTTAGTTAGCAATATAGTCTCTAAGTTTGTGCCTGTAATTGAATTAATATTACTGAACATACTTACAGTACAAGTAGAAGAAAAAGCAGTTTGAGCATTTGCCCAAGGTTCACTAGATGTAAATCCTGCCGTTGTCATTTGATTACTATCTAAAGCTAATTGAGTTAAAGAAATAGGCAGTTCATTAGATGGATTAAATATTACTATTTGATTACCAGATAAACCTAACTCAATTAAACTACTAGGTAAAGATAAAGTAGGGTCAAAAGTAACTATTTGATTACCTTGCAGTAGTAATTGAGTTAAACTACTTGGTAACGCAATAGTTGGATTAAATGTTACAATTAAATTTCCATCTAAAGTTAAGCTAATTAAACTATTTGGTAAGGCAATACTAGGGTTAAATGTAACTATTTGATTATAAGATAAACCTAACAAAGCTAAACTACTTGGTAACGCAATAGTTGGATTAAATGTTACAATTTGATTACCATTTAATTGTAATATCCCTAAACTACTTGGTAAAGGAATTGATGGGTTAAAAGTAACTATTTGATTACCATTTAATCCTAGTATTAATAAACTACTGTCAAATCCTCCAATCTTTTCTACTAAAGTAACATTTTTACTAGCTAAATTAATAGTTACTACTCCAGCTACTGTTATATTAGCTTGTAATCTATTACCTGTTAAATCAAAAGAACTTATTACTACAGACGTAGCCCCTAAATCATTAGTTAACCAATCTTCAAAAGTAGCTTGGTCACTTACAGGTACTGTTCCTACTAAACGCCAATCTGCTGTTATATCAAAATTATAAGAAAGAGGACATCCACATTCAGTTATTCCACAACAGTTTAATACTTTATCTATAATAGTGGTAAAATTAATAGTTTCAATAGTTTTAGCTGGCCTAATCACATCTGTTGTAATCCACCATTGTGCACTTCTTGAGCCTGGACATAAAGTTGTTTTTTTGCAACAATTATATACGTCTAAGACTAATTTGTTTAGAGATTGCCAATTAGCACCTGGTTTTTTTCTACCATAAATTAAAGCAGATTTTCTTAAAAAATAATCTGATTTGCTGTCAAGTAACCCATTACAACAAGTTATACCAAAACAAGAGAATATATCTCCCATCAAGTCTGACATATTAACAAAAGCCCCTTGATTCACAAGTTTGTGTTTTCCTTTATAAATTGTCTCTGAAATAATATTAATTTTTTTCACGTTTTTATTTTTATTTAATTTTATAGTTATTATAGATTTTAAGGTATTACGTTATATCCTTTACCTATTAATATGCTTTCTAAATTTGTACCAGCTACAGAGTTAACATTACCTGTAAATTGAATAGCTGATATACCTACTGATAAACTATTTGCCCATGGTTCAGAAGCAACATATCCTGCAGTAGTTATTAAATTATTTTTTAACCTTAAATCTGTTAAACTAGTAGTTGGAAATAGTGTAGTTGGATTAAACTCTGTTAACAAATTATTATCTAAATTTAATAAAAAGATAGGAGAAGGAAGAGGATTAGTAGGATTAAAAGTAACTATTTGATTACCTTGCAGTTGTAATTGAGTCAAAGTACTTGGTAACGCAATAGTAGGGTCAAAAGTTACTATTTGATTATTATTTAAATTTAATCCCATCAAACCACTTGGTAAAGCAATTGATGGGTTAAAGTTTACTATTTGATTATTAACTAACTCTATATTACCTAGGGTAGAATCTAAAGGAATAGTTGGATTAAAGGCTGTTAGTAAATTATTACTTAAATATAAACTAGATAAATTATCAAAACCACTTAAAGCGTGAATAATTTCAAAACCATTCCCAAAAATTCCAAAATTAACAATTGATCCCCCAGTAACATTTATATTTGCTTGAACTCTTGTAGGAGTATAATTAAAAGAAGTTACAGTAATATTAGTATAATCTGAGGAACCTAATATAAATGCTTCAAAAGAAGCTTGATCTGTTACTCCATTAATACCTGGCCAATCTAATGCTGTTATATCAAAATTATAAAGAGGTCCTGGAGGCACTACAGGTGCACAACAATCTAATAGTTCACAACAAGTAAGAACTTTAATTATTATATTTGTAAAGTTAATTGTTTCAACTGTTTTTCTAGGTCTAATAACATCTGTAGTTATCCACCATTGACTTTGGTTATTAGAACACAAGGTTGTATTTGCACAACAATTATAAACATCTAAAACTAATTTGTTTAAAGATTGCCAATTAGCTCCTGGTTTTTTTCTACTATAAATTAAAGCAGATTTTCTTACAAAGTAATCTGCTTGTTTGTCACAGCAAGGAATATTAAAACAAGCAAATATGTCTGAAATTAATTTTGACATATTAATAAAAGCACCTTTATTAACAAGTTTATGTTGCCCTTTGTAAATTGTCTCTGAAATAATATTAATTCTTTTCATGTATTTTTATTTATTTATTTTTAGAATCTTACTTGCTTATGTTCTCCATTAACTCTATAGTTAATAATTCCTGTAAATTTATTTTCTTTTTCAGAAAAGTCAGCAGAAATTAATTGATAAATATCTTCTTCTTTTAATTCAGGTTTTAAAGAAGTGTAAAGTGTATTTAACTTTTCAGTCAATTCAGAAGATACTGCTCCTTCTCTTGATTCTTTAATCTCTGCTATTAATTCAGATTTAGCTTCTGCATCTGTTTCTTTAGTAGACTTTAATAACTCTATTTGAGTTTCTGTTAATTCTACAGGTAATAATTCTATCCAAGTTCCTTCTATTATTGATTGATAATTTTTCATATTTTTATTTGTTTTTTATGTTATTGATTATTAGGGTTTCCATTTCCATCTACACAGTAATAAGTTCTTCCACTACCTGATACGGTTGCAAATGTACCTAATGTTATACGACAATAAAATAATTTTCCTGATAATGTTCCCATTAAAT